GACAAGCTGGAAGATGCCGTTAAAGCATTCAGGCAGAGAACTGGTGAAGTAATCAGCGCCGGCAAAGTGGCGCGGGATCAGTCGTTAAAGTGGGCTGACAGAGAATTGAAGAAGCAGCAAACCGAAGCATAAAAAAGTGGCCCCGCGCTTGTTACAGCAAGCCGAGGCCGTGACACCATCGGCAACCATAGGAGCGCCGACCATGCAAAATAATTATACCGGAACACTCAACCGTGAGCAGCTCACCCGCTTAGTGGCCATTCTGAAGCCATACGGCAATCAGCCATTCAACGCGGTAATCATGGCGCTGGCGTATCGGCTGGCAAGGGGCGAAAAATGAAGATCACCAGACCCAACGGCGCAATAGCAGAAGTGGATCAGGATTGTTTTTTAGGCGCTCTGATTCTGTGGAACAGCAAAGGCCGGATGCTGGAAGGGTTTGAAATTATCCAGTTCAAAGACGACACCTATTGGCCGGTGGCCTTCGATTACATGGACTTTGAACGCCAGTATTTAACAGCCGGTGGCCCTTACAAGACTTGGCGAGGCGCTTACAGTGCCGTGGGCGCGGCATTGGATCAGGTGGAAGCCAACACCAAAGCCATACAAAAACAGATTGCCGACGAGGATGCAGCACGATGAGCGATTACAACGGATTTACGAATTGGGAAACCTGGAACCTGCGCAACTGGATGATAAACGAATACCCGCCAGTGCAGCCGGAAGGCGACACCGCCCAGGAGATAGCCGACAACCTACGAGAGCAGCATTTGGACCGCGTGGGTGATATGCCGGACGGGTTTGAACGTGACGCCCTTACAGCGACCTACGAGGCCGTTAACTGGCTAGAGATTGCCGAGACGTTCACCGATGAATAATTACGACGTTGTTCTACGCAGCGGCGACAGCTCCAAAGAAATCAGCGTAAGAGCCCAGACCGGCGACAACGCCCAAGCCGAAGCCCTGGCCAAAGCTGCCGAGCTTACCCAGGAAACCGGCGAACAATGGCGCGTTAGCCGGTGCGACCCCGCGTAACGTGTAAGCCATGACTTACAAGCCCGCCCTAATCGGCGGGTTTTTTTGTGTCTGAAATTCAGATAACTGTACAAATAAACAGCAATATGATAGCGTGAGCCTATTACGAAAGCGCTTTCTACAAACAAACAGCTATTAGGTGACAAAATGAAATTATCCGCCCTACGTGAACAACGCGCCGCCAAAGTCGAAGCCATGAAAGCCTTGGTTGACGCTGCCGGCAAAGAAACCCGCAACCTTTCCGCCGATGAATCAAAGCAATTCGACACCCTGAAAGCCGAAGAACGCGCCTTCTCGAAGCAAATCGAGCGTGCCGAATACCTGGCAGACACCGAACGCCGCAGCCATGCCGTGACCGTTTCGGACAATGCGACCGGCGATTACGACAAGCTGGCCGCTGGTGTGTCCGTGGTGAAGGTGATCCGCGCCCAAATGGAAGGCCGCAGCCTCGACGGACTAGAACGTGAGTATGCCCAGGAAGCCGAGCGCCGCAGTGGCCGCAAAGCCGAAGGTGTATTCATTCCAATGCAAGCCCTGGAACAGCGCGCCAACGACACCACAAGCGCATCCGAGCTGGTAGGTACCCAACACCGCCCCGCTGATTACATTGGCGCCCTGCGCAACAAGCTGTTGGCCCGTCAATTAGGCGTGCGTGTTTTAACCGGCCTGCAAGGCAACGTATCAATTCCGAAATCCGGTAGCGGTATGAGCCTTGGCTGGGTAACGGAAGGCGGCGCTGTTCCTGAATCAAACATGGCGTTCGATTCTGTGACCATGACGCCGAAGCACACAGGCGGCAAAACAGAAATGAGTCGCCAGCTAATCCAGCAATCCAGCCCCGGTATCGAGCAGCTGGTACGCGACGACCTTACATTCCTGATTGCGCAACAGATCGACAACGCCATTCTGAACGGTTCCGGTCTGGCTGGTGAGCCCCAAGGTATTTTGCAGAACGCCGGCATTCAATCCGCGCTGATGCCTACCACATGGGCCGAAGTTCTGGAGCTATCCGAAAAGCTGGAACTGGCCAACCTGGAAGGCACCCGCTTTTTGTCTGCGCCTGGTGTTCGCACCACATTGGCCAGCACTGAGAAGGTTACCGGCTCCGGTTCTGGATTCCTGGCAGACGCCGGCATGATCGACGGCAAGCCCTACGAATCTACTAACCAAATGCCAGCCGATACGCTGCTGTACGGCGATTTCAGCCAGGTAATGCTTGGCATCTGGAGCGAAATTGACATTCTGGTAAACCCATACGCCGAACCCGCCTACAGCCGCGGCGGTATCCAAGTTCGCGCCATGGCCACCTGCGATGTGGCACTGCGCCATGCCGCAGCATTCGTGAAAGCCAGCGGAGCGTAATCATGGAGCGGCGAGCCCTTGAAAGCGTCGTCACAAGCAAAGGCCGCACCCTATACGGGTACGCGGCCCGCTTTGGCGAGGCGACACAGTTAGGCGGATTTTCCGAAATCATCCGGCCTGGTGCTTTCAAGCGCACGCTGGCCAGTGATTCAGCAACCAAAATTCGCGCCATTTACGAACACGACAGCCGCAGCCTATTGGGCAGAATGGGATCCGGTAGCCTACGGCTGTCTGAGGATGCCCAGGGGCTGGCTTTCGAGATAGACCTGCCTGACACGCAGTTAGGCCGTGATCTGCCCGTTCTGGTGGACCGTGGTGACGTTGCCGGCTGTTCGTTTGGCTTCATTGCCCAGGGCGAACAATGGGAAGGCGAAACCCGCCACTTAACCGATGTGGACTTATTCGAGATCACCATCACCGCCGATCCGGCCTATGACACGACCACCGTGCAAGTGCGAGGCAAGCAACCGCCTGGCCTGACGTTGGCCCGGCTGTACCTGGAGGCGTGCCGATGAAATGGCCGTTTAAGCGAGAACAGCGCAACAATACGCCCGCGTTCGATACCTATTACAGCTCACTGGCTGCTGCTGCCGAGTCTGCCGGCGTATCGGTCACCACTGAAAGCGCCGAATCAATCAGCGCCGTTTATGCGTGTGTGGCCGCTATCAGCGAAACCGTGGGCAGTCTGCCGCTGAACCTGTACGAGAAGACCGAAACAGGCCGCGAAAAGGCGACCGGCGAACCCCTGTACCGGCTGCTGCATGACGCGCCCAACGATTACCAGACTGCGCTAGAGTTTCGGGAGCAACTGCAACGCCATTTGCTGCTGCGTGGCAACGGGTACGCCGAGATAGTGCGTGATGGTGCTGGCAGACCCGAAGCATTGCTTCCACTGCACCCTGACCGCGTAACGATTCTGAAAACGGCCAAAGGGAAGTTGCTTTATGACGTGGTAGACGATGGAGGCAATACCAAGCGCCTATTGGGCGACGAAGTGCTGCATATCCGATACCACTCTGATGATGGAATTATCGGACGTTCACCGATTCAGGTAGCCCGAGACACCATTGGATTAGCCCTGGCAGAGCGCACCCATGGTGCCAAAATGTTCGAGCAGGGTACCAAGCTATCCGGCGTGATCGAAATGCCACCCGGCACCACCAAAGAGCAGGCCGCCCAAATCCGCGATTCGTGGGCAAGTGGGCAGGCCGGTGTCGGAAACCACGGCAAAACGGCTGTGCTGCCTCAAGGTGGCCAGTTTAAGACCGTGAGCATGACCCTGGAAGATGCCGATTGGATCGCCGCCCGTCGAATGAGTGTGGTTGAAACGGCCCGATTATTCCGCGTGCCGCCTGTGATGATTGGTGACATGGAAGCAGCCAACTATTCCAACGTGGTGGAGCTGGCCCGGTTCTTTGTCACCAACACACTGCGCCGGCACCTGGTCGCATGGGAACAGGCCATTAATCGTGTGCTCATCAATGACCCGGCCCGGTTCTTTGTAGAGCATAACGTGGAGGGGCTGCTAAGAGGCGATAGCCTGACCCGCGCCCAGTTCTATGAGCGTGCCATTACTGACGGATGGATGCTGAGAAGCGAGGCCCGCCGCCTTGAAAATCTGCCAACGATTAAGGGCGTGGACGATGTACCACCTAGGCAAAACCCAAGTGAGCTATAAGCCCAAGCGCCGCACGATGCCCCTTGCCAATGCGGCATGGCGGCGTCTGCGTGCTGAGGTACTGGCAGAGCGCCCGCTGTGTGAGGACTGCGCAGCCATGGGCTATGTGACACCCGCAACAGAGGTGGATCACCTAGTCGATAGCCGCGCCGATTACTCTGACGACAACAGCCGCGAGAACCTGTCTGTGAAGTGCAAGCCGTGCCACAGTCGAAAGACTGCCGTTAGCATGGGCAAAGCATCAAGTGCTGGCTGTGACGTTCGTGGTGTGCCTATGGACGCAAACCACCATTGGAATCACTAGGAACTGAAACGGCCCAAACCGCTGATTCAGTCCTTTTTTATTGGTAACACCTATGAAACCAACACCCAAAAGAGACAGAGCCGACAGCGCCAAAGCTGCCGTAACCGCGATTCAATCCGCAGCCCTTGGCCCGATTGCGCCGCCCAAGTTCGTCACCGTTCGCAAGCAAGACCGGCCCCTATGGGATGCCATTGTCATGGCCCGCCCGCGTGACACCTGGAACGATGCCGACTTGATTCTAGCCGGCCACCTGGCGAGAGCCTACGGCGATATGGCGCACCTGGAAGCGCACATTGACCGCAACGGGATGGTGGTTGACGAGAAGATCAACCCGGCTTGCGCCATGCTGGACAAGGCCACCCGCCGCGGCCTGTCATTGGCCCGACAACTCAAGGTTGATGCAATCAGCACCGTCGGCAAAGCACGCGACATTCGCAACGGTTCCGAACTGGAAACCCGCGCCCGTGATGCCTTGCAGGATGACGAACTGATTCCGAGAACGATGCAGTGACCAGAGGCGAAAAGGCGTGCCGGTTTATAACCCGCTACTGCGTGACGCCGGAAGGTGCCGGAGTGGGCAGGCCGCTAGAGTTGGCACCGTTTCAGGTTGATTTCATCAAAGCCATTTACGACAACCCCAAAGGCACCCGCCGCGCCATTTTGTCGCTGGCCAGGAAGAACGGAAAAACCGCGCTAATCGCCGCCATTCTGCTGGTGCACCTGGTGGGCCCCGAAGCAAAACAGAACGCTCAACTGGTATCCGGTGCCATGAGCCGTGACCAAGCCGCCCTCGTTTTTAACCTGGCGGCGAAGATGGTTCGACTATCCCCCGAGCTTTCCGGCCTGGTGCGCATTATGCCCAGCGGTAAACGGCTGATGGGCTTGCCATTGAATACCGAGTTCCGAGCACTGGCTGCTGATGGGAAAACCGCCCACGGCCTGAGCCCGGTGCTGGCGATTCTGGACGAAGTTGGCCAGGTACGCGGCCCGCAATCGGATTTTGTGGACGCCATTACCACAAGCCAGGGCGCACACGACAGCCCGCTGCTGATTACCATATCCACCCAGGCGGCGAACGATGCCGACTTACTGAGCCAATGGATCGACGACGCTCAACGCTCCAAAGATCCGCGCACCGTCTGCCATGTTTACGCCGCACCGAAAGGTTGCGACCTGATGGACACGGAAGCGTGGGAAGCGGCCAATCCTGCACTGGGAATATTCCGCAGCCTGGACGACTTAACCGAACAAATGGCCCGCGCCGAAAGAATGCCCAGCATGAGCAACACCGCCCGAAACTTGCTACTCAATCAGCGTGTGAGCCTGGATAGCCCGTTTATTAGCCCTGACGTTTGGGAGAGTTGCAGCGCCGAGCCGCTGCCGTTTGATGGGCCCGTGTATGCCGGCCTCGACCTATCGGCCCGCACTGACCTGACCGCCCTGGCTATCGTGGGCAAAGTGCAAGGCGTGTGGCAGGTACAAGCGCACTTCTGGACACCCGAGCAAGGGCTATTCGATCGGGCAAAGACCGACCGCGCACCCTATGACGTGTGGGCAGCGCAAGGTTATTTGACGACAACCCCAGGCGCGACCGTGGATTACGAAGTGGTGGCGCTGGATATGGCCGAAATTCTGGCCGATCTGGACGTGGTAGCCGTGGCGTTTGACCGCTGGCGCATGGATATTCTGAGCAAAGAGCTGGAAAGGTTGGGGCTGGATTTGCCGTTGGTGCCACATGGCCAGGGCTTTAAAGATATGGCCCCGGCACTGGATCACCTGGAGGCCGAGCTGCTGAACGCCCGCATGGCTCACGGCAACAACCCAGTGCTGACCATGTGCGCAGCCAATGCCGTGGCCACCAAAGACCCAGCCGG